TTTTCTTGAATGTAAGAATTGAAATCTACCAGATTATCACTGTCATTATTTTGTTCTTCTAATTGATTAGTCGCATATTTTAGTACATTGCTTTGTCTTGGAGGCGTGAGTTTACTGTATATGGAAGTGATGTCGTTATTTTCAATTTTTCTATTCTTAGAAATATCAAACCCCATAAGCCACGCTTCGTTAACGTTTAAAGCCTTTGCTAGTTCAAAGACTTTGTCTTGTTTCGCTTCATATTTTCCGTTTAAATAATCGCTAATTGAGTTTCTACCAATACCAGTCCTTCTTGATAGCTCTGATTGAGATATCTTCCGTTCAGACATAATTTGCTTTAATCTATCCTTAAAACTGTTCATATTTCTGAACACCTCCTAAGAACATAATACTACGTACAATGACGATTATCAATAATTTTTAACAAATATTGTACAGAAAAATGTATTTTATGTGTTGACTTATTTAAACAAAGGTGTTTTAATTGATTTGTACAGAAAACCGAACAAGAAGGGAGGTGAGTTTATGATATACAATTTCGATTATAGTTTGCTGTACGAAAGAATGGCAGAGTATAGATATAGCCAAAGTTCTTTAGCGAACGCAATCCCTATTTCAAGGACATCTATTAATCACAAGTTGCAAGGAAAAAATTTATTTACACAATGGGAAATAAAACGAATCTGTGAATTATTAGAAATCCCACCAACAAAAGTAGGTAGATATTTTTTTGAACAAAATGTACAGAAACCTGTACAAATGTCGTAACAGGAGGAAACTATGGAACAAATCACATTAACCAAAGAAGAGTTGAAAGAAATTATAGCGAAAGAAGTTAGAAATGCTATAAAAGGCGAGAAACCAATCAGTTCAGGTGCAATTTTCAGTAAAGTAAGAATCAATAATGACGATTTAGAAGAAATCAATAAAAAACTCAATTTCGCAAAAGATTTGTCACTAGGAAGATTGAGGAAGCTTAATCATCCGATTCCACTAAAAAAGTATCAGCATGGCTTCGAATCAATTCATCAAAAAGCTTATGTACAAGATGTTCATGATCATATTAGAAAATTAACATTATCGATTTTTGGAGTGACGCTTAATTCAGATTTGAGTGAAAGTGAATATAACCTAGCAGCAAAATTTTACAGAGATATCAAAAATTATTATTTATATATCTATGAAAAGAGAGTTTCAGAATTAACCATCGATGATTTCGAATAAAGGAGGAACAACAAATGTTACAAAAATTTAGAATCGCTAAAGAAAGAAGTAAATTAAAACTCAATTTACTAAAACATGCAAACAGTAATTTAGAAATAAGAAACAACCCTGAACTGTTGCGAGCAGTTGCAGAGTTGCTTAAAGAGATTAATCGATAAATTCTATGAATTCGATTTTAGCTGAAGCGATAGCTACTATTTTGTCTCCAACAAAAGTATATGAGCCATTAGTGAACAAGGAACTTTTAATTTTTTCTTTTGATATTTCAACAGTTCCGCGATGACCTGACTTTATCACTTTTTCTAAATTATTGATTTCAACAAATTTATCATTAGAAAGATATAAACAAGCTTTCATACTTATCACCTCCTTAGGTTGATAACAACATTATACACGAAAGGAGCATAAACATTATGCAAGCATTACAAACAAAATCGAACATCGGAGAAATGTTCAACATACAAGAAAAAGAAAATGGAGAAATCGCAATCAGTGGTCGAGAACTTCATCAAGCATTAGAAGTTAAGACAAGATATAACGATTGGTTTGAAAGAATGATTAATTATGGCTTTGAAGAAAATATTGATTATACAGCTCTTACTCAAAAAAGAGTAACAGCTCAAGGTAACGCTATTAATTATTTAGACCACGCACTCACACTAGACACTGCAAAAGAAATCGCAATGATTCAACGTAGTGAACCCGGTAAACGTGCAAGACAATATTTCATCCAAATTGAAAAAGCATGGAACAGCCCAGAAATGATTATGCAACGTGCTTTAAAAATTGCTAACAACACAATCAATCAATTAGAAACAAAGATTGAACGTGATAAACCAAAAATTGTATTTGCAGATGCAGTAGCTACTACTAAGACATCAATTTTAGTTGGAGAGTTAGCAAAGATCATTAAACAAAACGGTATAAACATCGGGCAACGCAGATTGTTTGAGTGGTTACGTCAAAACGGATTCCTTATTAAACGCAAGGGTGTGGATTATAACATGCCTACACAGTATTCAATGGAACGTGAGTTATTCGAAATTAAAGAAACATCAATCACACATTCGGACGGTCACACATCAATTAGTAAGACGCCAAAAGTAACAGGCAAAGGACAACAATACTTTGTTAATAAGTTTTTAGGAGAAAAATAAAAATCTTAATAGGAGGAATTATCAATGAACACACTATACAAAACAACCCTCCTCATCACAATGGCAGTTGTGACGTGGAAGGTTGTAAAGATTGAGAAAAACACAAGATTTAAACTTAGAAATTTTGATTATCCAAAAATTAATAATGCTCAGAGCAAATCATTGTTGGATATTGCTAGTCACGATCTAAAAGATATTTAACTGTATTCAAAATTTTCATATCTTGTTGAGCTTTTAAGCTTTCGTATAAAGCTATTGAATAAATAATTTCGTAAGATACGTTTTCAGGAGCATCTTCTTTCAACTTATTTATTCTATCTCTAAAAAAGTCACTGTCACCACCGAATTCTTTTTCGGCTTGATTACTAAGTTCACCAAAGAAATTTTGAAAATCATTAAATTCCATACTTATCACCTCCTTTCACTAGGAGATAACTAAATTATACACAACACAAAAATAAAAAGGAGGAATAGATATGATAAAAAATAGTTTGCAAGCTAAAGAACTTGCAGTAATTTTATCTGTTTCTAAATCCAAAGCAGGACAAATAATAAGAGAACTGAATAAAGAGCTTGAAGACGAAGGTTACATTGCGATTCGAGGCAGAATACCAGTCCAATTAGCTAGAGAAAAATTCCCTTATCACGGCTTGTCAGACGAGAGAATAATGGAGGCGTTGAAAAAAGAAAATGAGTAACATTTATAAAAGCTATCTATTAGCAGTATTATGCTTCACAGTCTTAGCGATTGTACTCATGCCGTTTCTATACTTCACTACAGCGTGGTCAATTGCGGGATTCGCAAGTATCGCAACATTCATATTTTATAAAGAATACTTTTATGAAGAATAAAAAAACTGCTACTTGCGCCAACAAGTAACAGTATCAAACAAAACACTTAAGAAAAAATTCATGTTCAATATAAAACGAAAAACGGAGGAAGTCAAGATGTATTACGAAATAGGCGAAATCATACGCAAAAATATTCATGTTAACGGATTCGATTTTAAGCTATTCATTTTAAAAGGTCATATGGGCATATCAATACAAGTTAAAGATATGAACAACGTACCAATTAAACATGTTTATGTCGTAGATGAGAATGACTTAGATATGGCATCAGACTTATTCAACCAAGCAATAGATGAATGGATTGAAGAGAACACAGACGAACAGGACAGACTAATTAACTTAGTCATGAGATGGTAGGAGGTCGCTATGAATCAGACTGTAACTTATATCATCCGTCATAGGGATATGCCAATTTATATAACTAACAAACCAACTGATAACAATTCAGATGTTAGTTACTCCACAAATAGAAATAGAGCTAGGGAGTTTAACGGTATGGAAGAAGCGAGTATCAATATGGATTATCACAAAGCAATCAAGAAAACAGTGACAGAAACTATTGAGTACGAGGAGGTAGAACATGACTGAACAAACTAATCAAGATGTCGATATTTTAACGCAACTAGGTGTAAAAGACATCAGCAAACAAAATGCAAACAAGTTTTATAAATTTGCGATATACGGCAAGTTCGGTACTGGTAAAACTACGTTTTTAACAAAAGATAACAATGCCTTAGTACTAGATATAAATGAGGACGGAACAACGGTAACAGAAGATGGGGCAGTTGTGCAGATTAAGAATTATAAGCATTTTAGTGCAGTGATTAAAATGCTGCCTAAAATTATTGAACAACTAAGAGAAAACGGAAAACAAATTGATGTTTTAGTGATTGAAACAATCCAAAAGTTACGTGATATCACTATGGACGACATCATGGACGGTAAATCAAAGAAACCGACATTTAATGATTGGGGCGAGTGTGCTACACGCATTGTAAGTATTTATCGTTATATTTCTAAATTACAAGAACATTATCAATTTCATCTTGCTATAAGCGGACACGAGGGCATTAACAAAGACAAAGATGATGAGGGAAGTACTATCAATCCAACAATCACGATAGAGGCACAAGACCAAATAAAAAAAGCAGTCATCAGTCAATCTGACGTGTTAGCAAGAATGACAATAGAAGAACATGAGCAAGACGGCGAAAAAACTTATCAATATGTACTTAACGCTGAACCATCAAATTTATTCGAGACAAAGATAAGACACTCAAGCAACATCAAAATTAACAACAAACGTTTCATTAATCCAAGTATTAACGATGTTGTACAAGCAATTAGAAATGGTAATTAAAAATTAATTAAAAGGACGGTATAAAAATTATGAAAATCACTGGTAGAACACAATACATTCAAGAAACTAATCAAGAGGCATTCATGAAAGGTGGGGACTTTTTAGGAGCTGGAGAATTTACAGTAAAAGTTGCAAATGTCGAGTTTAACGACAGAGAAAACAGATACTTCACGATTGTTTTTGAAAACAACGAAGGTAAACAATACAAACACAACCAATTCGTCCCACCATTCCAACAAGATTATCAAGAAAAACAATATATCGAGTTACTTAGTAGATTAGGAATTAAATTGAACTTACCAGATTTAACTTTTGACACAGATCAATTAATTAACAAAATCGGAACTATTGTACTTAAAAATAAATTTAACGAGGAACAAGGCAAGTATTTTGTAAGACTCTCATATGTAAAAGTTTGGAATAAAGACGATGAAGTAGTTAATAAACCAGAACCTAAAACTGATGAGATGAAACAAAAAGAACAGCAAGCAAATGGGAAACAGACGCCAATGAGTCAACAATCAAACCCATTCGCTAATGCTAATGGTCCAATAGAAATCAATGATGATGATTTACCGTTCTAGGACGTGGTTTAAATGCAATACATTACAAGATACCAGAAAGACAATGACGGTACTTATTCCGTCGTTGCTACTGGTGTTGAACTTGAACAAAGTCACATTGACTTACTAGAAAACGGATATCCACTAAAAGCAGAAGTAGAGGTTCCGGACAATAAAAAACTATCTATAGAACAACGCAAAAAAATATTCGCAATGTGTAGAGATATAGAACTTCACTGGGGCGAACCAGTAGAATCAACTAGAAAATTATTACAAACAGAATTGGAAATTATGAAAGGTTATGAAGAAATCAGTCTGCGCGACTGTTCTATGAAAGTTGCAAGGGAGTTAATAGAACTGATTATAGCGTTTATGTTTCATCATCAAATACCTATGAGTGTAGAAATGAGTAAGTTGTTAAGCGAAGATAAAGCGTTATTATATTGGGCTACAATCAACCGCAACTGTGTAATATGCGGAAAGCCTCACGCAGACCTGGCACATTATGAAGCAGTCGGCAGAGGCATGAACAGAAACAAAATGAATCACTACGACAAACATGTGTTAGCACTGTGTAGACAACATCATAATGAACAGCACGCAATTGGCGTTAAGTCGTTTGATGATAAATATCACTTGCATGACTCGTGGATAAAAGTTGATGAGAGGCTCAATAAAATGTTGAAAGGAGGAGAATAATGGTTAAATCGATATTTTTACAAGATGGAGAAGAAATTTTAGTTGATGATGAAGATTACGAGAGAGTTAATCAGCATACTTGGCATAAAGCTTTTAAAGATAATTACAGAATGATTGTGAATAGTGATAAAAAGCATTTACCTGATTTTATTCTAAAAAAAAGTTTCCAAAAAATAAAAAACAATGATTTCACAAGAAAAAATCTAACAACTGAAGGTAATAAAACAAGATGGAGCAAAGCGAAGTGTAACAATTCATCTAAATATAAAGGCGTTTCATGGGATAAAAAAATAATAATTGGTATGCATGTATAGCTGTTGATAAAAAAACCAAAAACTTAGGTCACTTTGTAAATGAAGATGAAGCAGCAAAAGCTTACAACAATGCAGTTAATGAATATTGGGGTGGTGTTGGTTACCTTAATATAATTGGAGAAGATAATAGGCTGAAAAAAAGAAACTATAAAACAAACATAAAGCAATTGAAGAGGGGAACTGATAAAAACAATTTAAGAGGAATAAACAAAATAAAACATAGATATTATTCAAAAATATTTTATTCTGGCAACTATATAGCGTTAGGCGGATATGACGATTTAAACAAAGCGAGATTAGTTTACAACAAATGTTCGTCATACCTGCATGGATCTGACGCGATCCTTAACGACGTACCTATGACAGATGAACTTAAAGAATTCATATCTAACTGGGAAGTACCGGACAAAATAAAAGCGCTGAAAGGAGAAGACAATGGGAGAAGTATCGTGGATAAAACTTAAAGTTGGCATGTTTGATGACAGCAAAATCAAATATATCGAAGCTTTACCCGAAAGAGATACGATCATAACCATTTGGGTTAAGTTGCTAACTTTATCAGGAAAGTACAACGAACAAGGTTACATTATGTTATCTGAAAACTTGCCGTATAACGAAGAAATGTTAGCAAATGAGTTTAGCCGACCTATTAACTCAATAAGGTTAGCAATACAAACTTTTGAGACGTTGGGCATGATTGAAAAAGTTAATGGTGTCATAAAAGTGACAAACTGGGAAAAACACCAAAACATTGAAGGACTCGAGAAAATCAGGGCTCAGAACAGGTTGAGGAAACAAAAGCAACGAGAAAACAACAGAAAATTGCTAAATGGTCACGTGACGTCACGTGACAGTCACGCAACAGAAGAAGATAAAGAATTAGAAAGAGATAAAGAAAAAGATATAGATAAGAACTTAAGTTCAAATAATAGCGCAACTGACGTTACGCATGAGCAATTTGAGGAATGGTGGAAACTTTACAACAAGAAAAAAGATAAGAAGATGTCTTTCACTAAATTCAAATCATGCGTAAAGAAACATACTTTTGAGCAAATCATGCAAGGTACTCGAGAGTATTTAAAAACTATTACAGACAAACAATATCAAAAGTACCCTAAAACGTTTTTAACTAACGAAAGCTATATGAATGATTATAGCGAAGAGATTAAAGAAACTGGTATAGATCAATTGGAACGTATGAAGTACGACGAAAGTTATTGGGACTAGGAGGATGTTATGAAACCGTTATTCAACGAAAAAATAAACGAAAGTTTAAAAAAATATCAACCAATCGAAGTAATACTAAGACAGAATTGCGATAAATGCGGGCATCAATATGACTTATATAAGTTTGAAAATGGATATGAATACAAAGACGGTTGCGAATGTGAAATTCAAAGATTGGCTTACGAAGAATACAAAAGGAATAAACAAAAGAAACTTGATTATATTTTCAATCAATCAAATGTTAATCCGTCATTAAGAGATGCAACGGTTAACAACTATAAGCCACAAAATGAAAAACAAGTAAAAGCTAAACAAACAGCAATAGAGTATGTACAGGGTTTCTCTACAAAAGAACCAAAATCATTAATATTGCAAGGTTCATACGGAACTGGTAAAAGCCACCTAGCATACGCTATCGCAAAAGCAGTTAAAGCTAAAGGGCATACGGTTGCTTTTATGCACATACCAATGTTGATGGATCGTATCAAAGCGACATACAACAAAAATGCAGTAGAGACTACAGACGAGCTAGTCAGATTGCTAAGTGATATTGATTTACTTGTACTAGATGATATGGGTGTAGAAAACACAGAGCACACTTTAAATAAACTTTTCAGCATTGTTGATAACAGAGTAGGTAAAAACAACATCTTTACAACTAACTTTAGTGATAAAGAACTAAA